CACTTGAATCTGTACTGACTGATAGAACATAAACGGGACTATTTCCACCACCTAATCTCCTAGCCCATTGTGGTGTTCCCAATGAATCGCATTTAACTACAAATCCATTATAATAATATCCATCACTTTGAAATGTAGAAAATGTGGTTCCGTTTGTATTAAAGATGGTTAGTATTTGGTTACCGTAATATCCACCCACAATGATATTTCCACTTGAATCCATAGTGGAAGTGTTTATAGACCCATAGTCTCCTATCATAGCTAGTCTCGTAGCCCATTGTGGTGTTCCATCAGAGTTGTATTTGGTTATGAAACCATTTTGAGGTCCAGCACTGGTTAATGTAGAAAATGTGGTTCCGTTTGTATTAAAGATGGTTAGTATTTGGTTACCGTAATATCCAACCACAACAATATTACCACTTGAATCTGTACTGACTGAGTTGGCAACATCACTAGCTGCTGAAGACAGTCTCGTAGCCCATTGTGGTGTTCCATCTGAAGAATATTTAACTATGAAAGCATCATCACTTCCAGCATTGGCTAACGTAGTAAAAACAGTTGTTCCATCTGCAGCGTAGATGTTCATTGGGTTGGATCTATAAGGTCCACACACAATGATATTTCCACTTGAATCTGTATTGACTGACCTGCAAGGTTCATTACCCGTTCCACCCAGTCTTCTAGCCCAGAGCGGTGTTCCATCAGAGTTGTATTTGGTTATGAAAGCATCTTGACTTCCATCATTGGCTAACGTAGTAAAAACAGTTGTTCCATCTGCAGCATAGATGTTCAGTGTGCTGGAATTATAAGATCCACACATAACGATATTTCCACTTAAATCTGTGATCACTGAAAGTGGATCATCATTAGAATTTCCAGCCATTCTCCTAGCCCATTGAGGTGTTCCATCAGAGTTGTATTTTACTAATAAACCATCTTTAGCAACTACGTTAGGAAATGTAGCAAACGCAGTGGTTCCATTTGCAGCGAATATAGTAACTGTGCCAGTACTATACAATCCAATCATAATTATATTTCCACTTGAATCAGTAGTAACCGAGTTTCCTTCTTCAATGCTGGTTCCACTAATTCTCCTAGCCCATAAAGGTATTCCATCTGAGTTGTATTTAATTAAAAATGCTCGCCAGTTCGGTAAAGTATTGGGCAAAGGATTCACGACTGGAGGTATAAATGCAGGTATAGGATTTCTCGTAGGTCCAACTGTGAGAAATGATGATAATCTAATAAGAGAACTTGCAAAGGAAGTATTCACAAATGGAACAGCTCCTTTGGAAGATGGACGGGAACCTTGTGGGTTCGACACAGCAGCTCCTGCATTAGCTAATGCTTTGACGACGGTTGTATAGTCCGATGCAGAGGCTTTTAGAAGAGGCATTTATGTATTCGTGAGAATAGAAGGAGCTGTGCGACGTAAAACGGACAAAAGAAGTTCAACGCAAGAGGTAAGTATGGAGCTACACCCTGAAGTTAAACCGGTCTTCCGAAATGAAGTGTTGGAAATGGGAAAACAAATAAGAATTACAAGACCGTATTTCACTAAATATGAATATACAACCTTGATTGCTACGCGAGCGCAACAACTTGCCGAAGGTGCTAAACCTTTGGTGGATCTAAAAGGACTCAAAACATCCGACCCCATGTTTCTGTGGACGGTTGCGAAGATGGAAATTGCAGAGAGAAAGTTACCGTATATTATTCGAAGACAACTCCCGAACAATACCTCTGAATTCTGGAGTGTTCAGGAACTTGAAAGTATTTGGTGATTACTTAAGTGCGATAGCGACTACAAGCGCTAAAATCATAAAAATTAATCCTTCATTCCATCCGTGGGCAGCAGTAAATGGATACAGAATCGGTCCAAACATGTTAGCAAATCCACCACCGATGGTATGAATTAACGCAATCACTACAATAATTGTCAATAACCACTTTTTGAATGGACTCATTGCTTATTCTCCTGAAAGTTTTGCCAAGTCTTCGGCAGAGGGAGGAAACAATAATAAAGGAGGACCTTGTTCAGGTGGATTCATCATTTGTGGAGGGTCATGAGTCAGGATCTTCATCGCCATGGATAAATCAATGGATTCAGAGGGAGTGAAACGAGAAGCCACTTTTGCAATGTCCGAGTCAATTTTCTGTTGAAGACGGTTAGGCGTAAAGGTGATATAGGCAAATGCCAAGACGATCGCAATCATCAGAAGAATCAGGAGCCACTGTTTGGGAAACTTCATTGTTCTTCGGGCAGATAAGAAAAACGGAAACTAGGGAGTCAAGACAAGAAGAGGCACAATGGATTTCCCGATTTGCGTAAAGTGTTATACATGCAATCTCCCCCTTGCTGGTAAATGGAAGACGTTTCTTGCACTGGTTGCCAAATATCGTAAACAAGATGGACGTTCTGAAAAAGATGAATTAGTATACCTTTCGAAGACGACTACCGTCACTGCCGAAGGTCGGGCGATGAACGATTTGGGTCTTACTCGCGAATGCTGTCGTAGGCACATGTTTACCCATCCGGGTGTATAAACACTTATCACAATACGAGTCATTCTTCGAAAACTCAGAGCATGTGTCTTCTGGACACAACCATAGTTTAGGAATTCGGATCCTCAGTTTCACGCCCTCCATTCTTTTTTTACCTAGAAGATAAGAGTAAATGTCCTCCTATAGTGAATACCTTGGACGCATGAAACAACGAATGGTGACCATTACAGATACACGACCTCATCGTGATGCAGGTCATCAAACAGAGATAGTCAGACGTCTTGCTGCCTCTGGTAACTTGGAAACACGTGTGGCTTCTACTGCGTGTGCAGTTGTCTTGAACGCTCCTTCTACTCGCAGTGCTGCAGGATATCTTCATGGAGGTGGACACACTGTTCAAGATGCACCGATGTACGTAGAGTTTACAGCAGGACAAGCGGTAGCGCAAGCATCCACTCGTGCAAATACAAAGGCGTCACAAATCACAAATACTATGCCTTGTTTATCTTCATCTCAACTCCCCGAAATAAATGATAAACTTAGGGCAGACTCTGAATTGTCTAAGATTCAAGCCGCACGTCAAGCCTATGGTAATGGATATGCAAGTAACTGTTGTCCGAACTGCAAGAAAGTTGTTCTTGCAAGTGGATGCAATTGTCGTCTTACTGTAGCACAATCCTCTGTATTGAAGAGTGCTATTCAATGGCCTCATACGGCAGACGCTAACGCTTAAACATCTGTCTATTTGTGTAATCATGTTGACCGTATATACCTACAAAGTTCCAAAACCTTCTGGTTGTTTTGATTTATCAGTTGTTCCACTAGATCAATGGATGGACACAGTGTTAGATTTAGTAGCACATCAGACAACAGGAATTCTTTGGTTTGGATATTTAGATGGTTGGATGTTGACTCCACATGAAGAAGTTGTCTTACGAAAAGCCATTCGTAAGTTTCAATGCATTGTTGTCTCTCAGTTTCCTCTTTCATTCTCTCAAGCGTGGAAAAATGAAATTGATTGCGTGTATACAGACCCACAGTACAATGGAGTCTCCAACACTGACAACGATGGTCGTTCTTTACACAATGGGAGTACGACTGAATACGGATGTACTGGCACACACACTTCCACTCAACCAGTCAGTGATAAAGGTAGAAAAACAAGGAGTCATTAAACGTGGTTCATCTAAACGAGATCTAATTAAACGAAGAACTAAAACTACACCTCCAAAGCGAACCACTGGATTTGGACATAATTCAATTACAGTGGTTGTTATGTCAAACGGTGATGGAACCTTTCCTCTCAAAGAAATCACAGTCAAAATCTTTCAGAATGGAGTCTTTCATATCACAGGTGTATTGGATGAAACGTATGATCGTGATGTGACTACTAAGTTGAGAAGTCAAATCATGGAACATTGTTCAGATGCAATTATTTCAGGCGAATGGACAGATGAACGTCGTGTAGTGCTCATGAACTATAAAACTAAATTGATTGGAACTTCAAATCTTTCAAGAGATACATTGTATGCATCACTTCGTAGTAAAGGTGTTACAACAATTTATGAACCTGCAGTGTATCCTGCAGTCAAGATCTACTTTCCTAAAACTAAATGGATTGCAAAAGTGTTCAGAACAGGGAATATCATTTTGACCGGAATGACAGACTCCTCCGAGTGCGACGCTTTGGTTTCACAGCTCTCTGCTGCAATTTCCTAGATCCACCCTTTGTTTCAAGTTTTTCAATGATGTCATCAATTTCTCCTTCATCAAGTTTACATCTCACAGAATTAGATCGGCATTCTCCAAAATCAATCAATTTTGCAACTTCTCCATCAAAGACAACATTCCCTTCATGGATATCCGTGTGGATAATGCTTTTGTTCATGGTTTCTATCTGACCTTTCAATACTTTAAGAGCTTCAACTACTTTCGGAATTAACTCTTGATTTCGCACAACTGTTGGAGTTTCCAAATATCCACGAACAACATCTTGAAGTTTTTCAGGTGTGTCAATAACATCGTTAGTATAAAAGAGTTCAAAGAGTGATTGTCCACCTTTCGGGGAAAAAATAGCATATCGTCCATCCTTAAGAATGCATTGAGATTCAGGATAAATCATACCTGCTGGTTTATTCTCGCGTAACTTACTAGTTATAAGCCATTCTCTTCGAGCTTTAAAGGTTACTTCATGTTCAAATACCTTCATAACATATCCATCTTTCCATTCGCATCCTTTTGGAAGTTCTCTTTGAATTGGATCAGGTTTAGTATAAACGCTTGCGAATGAGCCTTGTCCAATAATTACGCCGCCTCTTCGCGTTCTGCGTTTCATTGTATTACATGCAACTAAAGATTAAAGGTATACTATGGCAGCTCGTGAACTTACTCCTCGTGAAGTAGAAGCAGGAAGACGTGGAATCAATGATGAAGATTTGAGTGCTACTCAAATTCAAGCTTTGGTGCGTACAATGGATGGGTCTAAAGAAAAATGGGCTCATCTCAAATCCAACAAGGTAGAGTATGAAGAGAAACTTCAAGATGAAAATAAGGCATTATATTTCAACTATCCTTCCTTGTTTCAGATGCATGCAGAGGATCGTTTAGATCAAACCTTTTTTGAAATGCTTGCACTCAAGCGAAAGATTGAGAAAGGTGAAATCACGCCTGAACAGGCAACTCAGATTGTGGGCACAAGGTTATCTCAACGCTTTGTTCCTCAACTGGCTTCTCAAAATCAATCACAGGTACCGTCACTGACATATGAAGAGTATTATAGACAGACTCACTAGACGTCCAAACTTCATGTTCCTCTGTGCTTTTGTAAACTAAAAAGAAGTAGGTACGCAACTGATCCCAAGTGCAATCTGACATCGCATAGCATTTCATACGACTTAATTTGAGTGCATCCAAGATACCACATAAGTCTTCTTTGGACATTCCATTCTCTAATACTAAAAAGTCATTCTCAGGGTTTGCATAGAGTTCACGAATGGATTCAATGCGTTCCATCAGACACGCATAACCAAGAATACAATACTGCTTTTTGTAATTCAAGTTGATCAATTGATTACAATATTTGTTTGTGAAGTTTTCACGTTTCCACATAGGAAGACCCCACCAATTTGGTGTAGGCTCTTCAAATCCATTCTTTTGTCGCATAACATCATCAATTTTGTATTCTGCATACGATTGTGGAACAATAAAGTGAGGACCAAGACGATTGATTTCTGAATTTCGAATGAGTGAGAAGTTGTTCCATCCATCATTCATGTATTGAATGTAGGCCAACTTGTGCACACGAGCCATCTTGGTTTTCACTGCAGTTCGCAAAAGTACTTCTTGATCATCACAGATTGGCAAAAACTCAGAATAGTTTCCAATTTCATGCAAGGTTGTTCGTCTCCAAATACGAGGATGATTAGGAACACCTACAATGTGTGAGAGCGTATAGTTATTGATATTAGGTGTTGAAATCACATTCACCCAAGTTCCATTATGTTTTTGACAGTAGTATCCTGCATAGCCTAACCCAAAATGATCACCATAGGAATGAGTATTTCCGTTCTCATATAAATGTGCTGTATCCATATAGACAAATCCAACTTCTGGATCCTTTTCAAAGACCTTTTCTGCATCTGAAAGACAGTCTGGAAGAATCTCATCATCGTGATCTAATTCAAGAAGGTATTTACCTCTGCAAAGAGATACAGCTTCATTTTTCACGTTGCCAATATTTCCACTGTTTTCAGATCTACGATAGAGACGAATACGTGGATCCTTTCTTGCAATAGTTCTTAGAAAGTCAAAATGTTTGTCATCTGGTGAATCGTCCAAAACTATCCATTCCCAATCGTTAAGTGATTGTGCTTTGAGACTGTTATACGGTCTATGAAACTTTGCATATGAATTATAACAGGTTGTAAAGATTGAAAAAATAGGACGAGTTACTGTATGTGGAAGCAAGGTGTTATGAATATAGCAAAAATTGACACCTCTGTTGAATGAATCTAAATCTTTGATGTTTTCGTAAAAGTGAAGCCATCGTAGACGCATTCGGTTTACCAAATATCCCATACGTCCATAATACTCTGTTTCAGACTT